GTCCAGAGGGCTTCGTTATCTGGGTAACCACTCAGAGCGACGAGCCACCCGCCGGCATCTTCAAAGAAAAACTGCAATACGCCCGCGATGTCCGGGACGGGAAGATTCACGATCCGCAGTTCGTGCCCATCATCTACGAGCACCCGCCGGAGATGGTGAAGGCAAAGCAGCACCTGAAGCTCGAAAATCTCCCGATGGTGAACCCGAACTACGGGTACTCGGTCGACAGCGCGTTCCTTGAGCGCGAATTCATGAAGGCCGAGATCGAGGGAGAGGCATCCCTGCGAGGCTTCCTGTCGAAACACGGCAATGTCGAAATCGGCTTGAATCTGCGTTCTGACCGCTGGGTCGGCGCCGACTTCTGGGAGCACCAGGCCAAGGTGCCGGGTATCACGCTTCACGAGCTGCTCACGCGCTGCGAGGTAATCACCGCCGGCATCGACGGCGGCGGCCTTGACGACTTGCTCGGCTTGGCCTTCGTGGGTCGCGAGCGCGGTACCGGCAAGTGGCTCGCCTGGACGCGTGCATGGGCGCACCCGATCGCAATGGAGCGGCGCAAGAGCGAAGAGAGCAAGTGCGACGACTTCAAGGAGCAGGGTGACCTCGTGATCATCGAGCAGCTGCCGGGCGACGTCGCCGCGGTGGCCGCCGTGGTCAAGGAAGTGAACGAGTCCGGCTTGCTCGCCTCGGTCGGCCTCGACCCGGAGAAGACCCACAAGGTCATGTTCCAGGCCCTGATCGACGCCGAGGTCGACGAGAAGAAGTGCTTCGGCATCTCACAGGGTTGGAAACTGATTGGCGCAATCAGCGTCACTGAGAGGAAGTTGGCCGAAGGCGTCTTAGTTCATGGCGGCCAGCCGCTTATGAACTGGTGCGTCAGTAACGCCAAGATCGAGCCGCGCGGGAACGCCGCCTTGATCACTAAGCAGGCATCTGGCACGGGCAAGATTGATCCGCTGATGGCGCTCTTCAACGCCGTCCAGCTGATGGCGCTGAATCCCGAGCCGGCGCAGACCACATCAATTTACGACGAGGGCGTAACGATATGAGCTTCATCGATTGGGCGACCCTCGTCGCTGGAATCCTCGGCCTAGCGCTGATCACAGTCGGCGCCTGGATGATTTACCCACCGGCCGGCTTCATCATCGCTGGCGCCGGGCTGCTGTCCTGGTCTTACATCGTCTCGCGCGCTATGGCGCGTACCGGCAAAGAAGGATAGCGGATGTTCACCAAACAGTTTTTTAGCTCGCAGCTCGCCACCGGGGGCGGCGGCTGGCTCTCGGGCCTAGGAGGCGCTCGATCCGATGCTGGTCCGCTGGTGACGGTCGAGTCAGCTTTGTCGCTGACCGCGCTACAGAACTGCGTGACGCTGCTGGCGGAGAGCATCGCCCAGCTACCGCTTGAGCTGTTCCGGCGCACGGATAATGGCCAGCGGGAGCCTGCGCGGGATCACCCGCTGTATAAGATCCTGGCGTACGCACCCAATGAGTGGCAAACGCCGCTGGAGTACCGCGAGGGTAGCCAGATGTCGGCCGGCGCGCGCGGTAATTCGTACAGCATTATCGGTCGCGACTCTGATGGAACCGTCACCGGACTCTACCCGGTCCCGGCCCAGTCGGTGATCGTGATGAAAGGGTCTGACCTCCGCCCGTACTACCAGATTGACGGCCAGGACCCTATCCCTCAGCGCATGGTGCACCACGTGCGCTGGTGGAGCTTGAATAACTACGTCGGCGTCTCGCCGATCATGCTGCATGCGAACAGCATCGGCTATGCCCAGGCTATTCAGCAGTACGCCGGCAAGTCTTTCCTGAACGGGACTGCTCTGTCGGGTGTGATCGAGCGGCCGCGCGAGTCGGCCCCGATCAAGGATCAGGGCGTCATTGACCGCATCACAGACCGCTGGCAGCAGATGTATGGCGGCACGGGTAACGCCAAGCGCGTAGCCATGCTGCAGGAGGGAATGACCTTCCGTCCGTTCTCGATGACCAACGTCGATGCGGAACTGATCCCGGCCCTGAAGCTTACCAATCTCGACATCGCTCGCATCTACAAGGTCCCGCCGCATATGATCGGCGAGCTGGATAAGGCGACGTTCTCGAATATCGAACACCAAGCGATTCAGTTCGTCATCTACACCCTGCTGCCGTGGATTAAGCGGCACGAGCAGGCAATGATGCGCGACCTGCTGCTTCCGAGTGAGCGCGACGAGTATTACATCGAGTTCAACGTCTCCGGGCTGCTGCGTGGCGATCAAAAGTCGCGCTACGACGCTTACGCTGTGGCGCGTCAGTGGGGCTGGCTGTCCGTGAATGACATCCGGCGCCTGGAGAACCTGCCGCCGATCAAAGGCGGAGACACTTACCTGCAGCCGCTCAACATGGTCGACGCGGCCAAGCCGCTGCCGACCGATATGCCGAAGGCCGACCCGCGCGCCGTGGCTGAAATCGAAGGAATCCTCGCATGAAGAACCGTTTCCGCATCGCCGGCATGATTTTCAATCAGCCGCTGATGGTGACCGAGTCGATGCTGGACCAGGCTGCGGCCTGGGCCAACCAGCAAATGAGCCTGAACATCGTCAACCTGAGTGTCAACGGCGCCACACCGCAGATGATGGAGGATGACGATGGTCCATACGAAACTGCTGCTATGCGTGCGGAGTCGGCCCGCCGTCAGACGATCGCCGATACCGGCGTTGCGATCATCCCAGTGCACGGCGTGCTGGTGAGTCGCAGCATGCAGATGAATCCGTGCGAGACCATGACCAGCTATGAGCAACTGCGTGGCCAGGTCAGCGCAGCGCTGGCGGATCCCGCGGTCGAGCAGATCGCTTTCGATATCGATAGCCCAGGCGGCAGCACAGTCGGCGCCTTCGAGCTGGCCGACTTCCTGTTCGACGCTCGCGGCGTGAAGCCGATGAGCGCGATTACCCATTACAGCGCCTACTCGGCTGGTTACCTGCTGGCGTCTGCGATCGGCAATGTCTCCATGTCGCGCACTTCGGGCGTCGGTTCCGTGGGGGTGATCGCGAAGCACCTGGACGTTTCCGCTCGCAACGAGCAGATGGGTGTGAAAGTGACAACGGTCTACGCGGGCGCACACAAGAACGACATGAGCCCGCATGAGCCGCTGTCCGACCAGTCGCTCAAGTTTTTGAACGACATGGTGCAGGGCTACTACGGCCAGTTCGTCGACGCCGTCGCGCGTTACCGCGGTACCAGCGTCGACGCTGTGCGGGGCACCGAAGCCGGCGTGTTCATGGGGCAGCAGGGCGTCGATATCGGCTTCGCAGATCGCATTGAGACTCCCCAGGCGGCCATCGATCGCATTGCCGCCCAGGCCCGCGAGGCACGTGTCGCTCGTAGCACCAAACAATCCATCGGCACTCGCGCCAAAGCGATGGCCATGCAGACCCAAACCTGACCGCGTTCGCGGAAACAGCAACCAAGCCGCCCTCGAGGCGGCTTTTTCAATTCTAGGAGAGGCAAATATGCCAACCATCAATGAGCTCCGCAGCGAACGCGCCAAGGTCAACGCCAGCGTCCAAGCTCTGGCCCTGATCGAAGCCGGCGGCGGCCAACTGACCGTCGAGCAACTGCAGGAATTCACCGATCTGCAAGCCAAATTCGGGGACCTGACCGGCCAGATTACCCGCATGGAGGCGGCTGAGAGCATCGCCGCCGCCGCAGCCGTACCCGTCGATCGCGCGCTCGCCGCAGCGCACCAGCCGGCCGCGCCGCCGGCGGCCGCAGCTGCGCCAAGCATGCTTGCCCGCCCACGCACCCCGGAGCTGCCAGGCGCCGGTATGTCGCGCATGGTTCGCGCACTCGTCGTCGCCGGCGGTAACCAGCAGGTCGCAGCCAAGTTCGCCATGGATAACCAGTTCGGCGACGAAGTGGCGATGGCTCTGAATACCCTGACCCCCGGCGCCGGCGGCGTCCTGGTCCCGGCAAACATGGCTCGCGAAGTGATCGAGCTGTGGCGTCCGCAATCGGTCGTGCGCCGACTGGGCGCACGCTCGCTGCCGCTGAACAACGGCAACATCACCCTGCCTCGCCTGAAGGGCGGCGCCGTGGTCGGCTACATCGGCAGCGACACCGATATCCCGACGACCGGCCAGACCTTCGACAATCTGAAGCTGTCCGCCAAGAAGCTGACCGGCCTGGTCCCGATTTCGAACGACCTGCTGGCATATGCCGGTACCAGCCCCAACGTCGACAAGCTCGTCGTGGATGACCTGACTGGCGCCATGGCCTCGCGCGAAGACAAGGCATTCATCCGTGACGACGGCACCCTCGATACGCCTAAGGGCCTGTTGGCCTGGGCGCTGTCCGGCTTCAAGATCGTCGCTTCCGCAGGCGACACGCTGCAGAAGATCGAAAACGACCTGAACAAGCTGATCCTGTGCCTGGAGGCCGTCAACGCCAACATGGGCGCTCCCGGCTGGATCATGTCGCCGCGCACCTTCCGCTTCCTGGAAGGCCTGCGTGACGGCAACGGCAACAAGGTCTACTCGGAGATGAAGGACGGGAACCTGAAGGGCTACCCGATCGGCAAGACCACCCAGGTTCCGAACAACCTGGGCGCCGGTTCGAACGCGTCGGAGATCTACTTCGTCGACTTCAACGACTGCTTCATCGGCGAGGATGAAACCCTGCTGATCGACTACTCGAAAGAGGCGACCTACAAGGATGAGGGTGGCAACGTCGTCAGCGCCTTCCAGCGTGACCAGACCCTGGTGCGCGTCATCGCGAAGCACGACTTCGGCCCGCGCCATCAGGAATCGATCGCGATTCTGACCGGCGTTACCTGGGGCGCCGCTTAACGCGGCCCGATCCGGCCCGCATCGGCGGGTCGGACCCATCTCTTCGATAGGAGTAGCACATGCAATCGGTTGAATTCATCAAGCCCTGGAAGATCTATAGCCCAGGCGATGTCGCCGGCTTCGAGGCCGAGCAGGCCAAGCGCCTGGTCGATGGCGGCGTGGCCAAAGAAGTTAAGGCGGAAGAAAAGCCCGCCAGGACCGCGAAGTAAATCTGCGCGCGAGAGGACCGTCATGACCCATCTGCATATGGCTACCACCGTTTCAACCATCCGCGTGTATGACTCGCCGGGCGGCTACGAAGCGCGCCGGCCATATGCCGGGATCATCACGGTCACCCACCTTACCGACCGCATCGTGTATGTGCACGGAGCCGTCGGCAGGGTGACACGACAGACCTACCTGAAGGCGCTGGCCATGCTGCGCGAAGGCGGCGTCACTACGGTGATGTTCGAACGCCGCGGGCAGATGAAAACCCTGGAACTGGAAACGCTAGCTGCCGCCGGATAACGACCTGGCGGCGTCCGGCCATTCCACAAAACATAGTCGGCAAGTCCGACGACGAGTTGCTTGCCAGCGTGAGCCGGCTGCTCGACCGACTTTGAAAGAACAGCATGTCCAAATTCGCCCATTCCGATTTTCTCGACGGTGGCCTGCTCGCGATCAAGAACGGCGCTATCCGCATGCTGCTGCTGAAGGCGTACGCCACTGGCGACAGCTACGCGACCGTCGTCGGCAATGCCGTTGCAACCGTCAACATGACCTCGGCCGACTTCACCATAGCGACGTCCGGCAGCAACCGCGTGCTCACGACCGCGGCCAAGAGCGTATCCGCGACCGCCGCATCCGATGTCGGCGACGCCCACATTGCCTTCACGAACGGTGTCGACAAGGTCATGTGGGTCACGGACGAAACCGGCGAGGCTCCGCTTTCCTCGGGCGATACCGTCAACTTTCCGGCCCTGTCGTACACCAGCAATCAACCGACCTAAGGTAGGAGCATGTCCGTCCGCTTCCTGCGCACCAGCACCCCCAACACCCAGCTGTCAATTGCTGACGCCGTAGCGCTGACGCTGCCGGATTCCGATTGGGCGATTCTGTTTGACATCGTGTTTGACGGCGACGCTCAAACATCGGGCTATCAAACGATTTTCCGGACTGCGAATAGTGGTGACGCTGGCGGACTCGTGGTCGCGTTTGATCCGCTTGGATCCAGCACTTCCAGCACCCGCGGGCGCATCTACGCCCAAGTTAATGGGAACACCAGCACCCCGCGCTGTGTTACCCCTGTAATCGAGCCAGGCAAGGCGTACCGCTACTTGCTGCAGCGCTCCGGCGGCTCCCTGTTCAGCAAGCTGTGCCCTATCCTGGCGAGCGCACCCTCTGACGGTTCGGCCGTTGTAACGAGCGTCGGGCTCTCCGCCGCAGGCACCGCTTTTGATGGTACGCAGGGAATCGTCATCGGCGTGCACAGCGTCACAAACCGGAAACTCGACCAGTCCCTTGCGCGTTTTGCGGTAGTGCATAAAGCTTTTACCGATGTCGAAATCGCGCAAATGGCGTATGGGAAAGAGGTAACCGCCTTCGCTTCGCCACTGGTGTACTTGCGCCTGAACGACGTCAACGACCTGACCGATATGGGGGCGATGGCGAACACCGTGGCGGCCTTGGGCCCACTGGCCACCGGCACCGCGCCGGGGTACGGGTTCAACTCCGTACCTACCGCTCCCGTCATTACTGGGAAGCCGGTTATCCTCGGTTCACCCACGCCTGGCCAGGCTTCGAGCTACACTGCGGCGCCTGCAACGGGCAACCCTTCCCCGACCATCGCGCAGCAATGGGCCGTGGACGGCGCCGACGTCACGGGCGCGACCGGCGCCACTTTCACGCCGTCTGCCTCGCACGATGGGAAACAGCTCACGGTGCGCGAGATCGCCGCCAACGGCCAAGGCGCGCCCGCAACAGCAACGAGCGACCCGGTACTCATCACCTCGGGGGCAGTCGGCCTCGACTTTACGGAAATTGCGGCCGAGCGCATCTTCCAACGCATTGCCGGCGCCGCAACCGTGCCCTTCTCGGGAACCTACGTGGGCGCCGCCCCGGCCTCGATCGAGCTGCAGCTCTATGCACCGGACGGCACGACAGTCGTGCTCCCATGGGCTAGCATCAACGCAACGATCAATGGCGACGGCACTTGGACCGCTACGCCTTCGCTACTAGCCCCGACGAACGGGCTTAAGTACCGTGCGCAAATGCGGTCGAAGAACGCTTCGGGCGTTCCCCTCATCGCGACGGTTGTCAAAGCGAATCGCTTCGGCGTGGGCGAGAATATCATCTCAGGCGGGT